TTATCACCGTTTGGTACGTTTGTAACTCCCCTGTTTACTGTTCCTGTAGTAATTATATTAATAACTCCACCCTCACGAATTGTTCCTCTATAAGTAGGTGATAAATCTAAAAAGTCAAGTTGCATTGTTGCTCTTGATGGATACCCGTCTATATATGGGTCGGACCATGTTGGTTGGACTCCCACAAGTGCTGCAGTTTTCATATTAATAAAGTCTTTTGGTGCTGTTCTAACGTGAAAAATATATGGAAATTCTATATTGACATACCCACCTTTTATTTCTGGAGCCGATAGTTCCTGAATTTGTTTGACTACATCTACTACATCAGCTTTTGGGTCTGTTTCGGCTACAATATCTACGGAAATTGTGAACCTTCTTCTTTCAGAACTTTCATAGTAAAGTGGTGTATCAACTTTTACTTTTGGAATTATTGTGGAACCGATGTTTGATACAGCTATTCTTGTCAAGTCACTTATTGCCTGACCTGCTTTGGATGGTTCTAATAATTGAGTACCTTTGTTACCAACTATTTTACTGAACTCTCCACTTACAGCACCCATTGTATTTTTTAAAGCTTTTAATTCTGCACCGAGTTTAACAAACGCTTTTATTTTACCAGCGACTCTTGATTGAATTGACTCATAATCTGTCCAAGTGTGTGCAAGTACTTCTTGTAGTTCTCTTGGTGCAAGAAATCTATAAGTTGGTAATTTCTCATTTGCTATTTGTATTTTGCCACCAAAGCTTGCAGTTAGTTGGCTCTCTATTTTTATAGGTGTTAATTCTAACCACACAGCGTGAAAATTTGGATTTGTTTGTGGTACATATTTGTATGGTCTTTGTATTACAGCTCTTTCTGCCATTATGCTCCTCCGTAATGGGTATTGAATATTGTCACTGGATAGTTATCTACTTCATCTGGTATTTGTGGTGCTTCTACACCGGTGCCTGTAGCATTTACATTAGTACCGCCCTGTTGATTTATATTAGTTTGTTGTACAGGTTTATCCTCCTCTTTTTTTGTTTTTTCTTTTGCTTCTTCAGCTTTATTTCTTTTATTCCACCATTCTCTAATTCCTTGGCCTATTTTCACACCCACTCCTGAAGGACTCGCTTCTTTTGCTTTTTCCCCAATATATTTTCCTGTATATTCTGCCGCCGCGGCTGTAAATCCCTTTTCTTTCCAGCTCTTAAAGAAGTCTATAATTTCTTGAATTTGTATCCATGGTGAAAATAAGTCTATTATTATATCCATCAAATCTTTTAACTGGTCGCTAAGACCTGTTTCTAGTTTAATGCCGGCCATTTTTAAAAAGTAATCACCAATCCATCCTATCACATCTATAAAGGCATCAAAGAACCCATGTATTGCACTTTTCATACCTTCATGTATTCTTTGTAGAAAAGTTCCATCTGCCTGTGAAAATCCTTTAAAGAAATCATATATAGCAAAAAGTGCTGCAATCAAAGGCCATTTTTTTATTACGGCAGCAAATGGTCTTAAAAACATACCGAAAATCTTTGACTTCAATAACCAGTTGCCAACTTTTGTCAGGTTAGCAATAAGTTTGCTTAGAGGTTTTATAAATGCACCAATGACTCCACGAGTTTTTGTCGCCATCATAGCAACTTTTCTTGCTATTGTTGCCCAACCTCCAAGAGTCTTAAAGAATAATAAAAGTGGACGGAAAAATTTAATAAAGAAAACAGCGGCTGCAATACCAAGTAGTCCTGCAAGTGCTGCTATCATTCCAAGTGGAGTTAAAAGAGATTTTTTCTTCTTTAGAGCTTTATCTATTACAGCTTTTTTATCAGCGGAGATAAAATAGTTGTATATTTTTCTCAACCACTTATTTGTTTTCTTTCTCTGCCGGTTTCCCCTTTCAAATAAATCAGAGAACACACCAAAGAAAGCGTTTTTTATACCACTAAATGCACTACCAACTATTTCAGCTAACTGGGTTAACTCGCTTCCAAGTACGTCTTTTACATGACCGATTATATTGTCTTTTAACTTACCAAAAGCGGAAAATATGGATTTAAGTCCTTCCCATGCGCGACTCATCATCCTTAAAGAGAAACCAATGAATCCTTTTTGTTGTTTTGCTGTTTGAAACCACTCTTTAATTCCTTTCATACTAAATTTTATTTGAGTGTTCCACCAAGAAGTTTTTTGTTCACTTTCCTTTTTATCAAGTTTCTTCTTTTCTGTTGCTTCTTCTTTTACAGCTTCTGCTGCTTCTTCCATCTTTGCGGGCGCATTTGTACCTTCTGCTTGTTGTTGAGTTTTTTCTTTTTTAAGAATACTAACTAGTTCTACTATTGCTTTTGATGCTTGTTCATCAAGTGTTGGCATTTTGTCTCCCTGCAAACAAAAAGTCCCAAGGTGACCCTTGAGACTTTTAATCCATTAGTATTTCTACTAAGCGTGGTCTTTATCCTGATTTTTCTAGTCTCTCAGCCTCCTCCTTTAAATCTCTTGCTAATAGATTTGCATAGATTTCTCTTTCAAAATCTGGAAGCTGGTTAGTTTCTGATATGCTTATATTTGCTAATTTTGAAAGGTAGTATTGTTCTTCCACTACACTTTGTATATCTCCTATAAACAAATTAATTAGAAAAAAAAATTGTCTAGCGGCGCGGATGTTGTTTCATTCCACCCACAGTTATTACATACAATTTTGTAATTGAAGTCGAGACCAAATGTATTATCATCATACCAGTTTTTTATATTTTCAAATAAATCAGTTGGTATGTTTTCTAACAAATAAACTCTATCCGCCAATGACAGATTTGACTCTTCTCCTTTTGGTGATATTACTGATTCTATTCCAAGAGCCATTGTGTATATTTGAATATCAACAATTTCCTGGGTCCTAGTTTTATTTTTACCTATATTACGTGGTATTCGCTTTTGCTCACCACGAGTTACATGTTTAAGTCTAACTGATATATCATCTGTTAATTTAACAACATTATCTACGCTTTCAGTTTTTTTGGTTGTTACCATTTCATTCATGTTTACTCTATTAAGTGTTTGAGAACCACACTCAGTACAGTTATGAGTAAACTCAATGACTTCACCTTTTGTTTTCTTTCTTATTTCTATTAATAGAAAAGCTCTATCTTCGAGAAACAAATCATTAATATTAAAATCTTCTGATATTACGGAAGATTTAATTAGTTCGTCAAGAGCCTCTTCTTCTTTTTGAAAATTATTTACATTTTCATAAACCAACATTCTTTTTAGTTGGCCTGTAGTTAATGGTTTGAATTTTACAATTTGCCCTGTTCCGGGTAGCTCACATTCAAACTCATATACATTTAAAAAATCTTTAAATTTAGCTGTTTGTTCCTCTGACATATTATTCCTCACTTATTTTATTTTATTTATTCACCAGTTCCAGTGAGTGATACTGTATGGTAAATATATGAAAATGTCACGTCGAAAGCCGCTACTTCGGTTGATGCGTAGTCATATGATAATTGACCAACTTCTTTTGGCCAGGCATGATGTAATGTAAACTCCATAATCACATCACCGTCATATCCTAACATTTGTAGTTTTTGGTCTGCCATATAATTAGCAACTACTTCATAGTTATTTGTCACAGGGTCATGTATATAGTTCGACCAATCTTCAAAAAGCATTCTGATTTTAGCTTCTTTATCAACATTGAAGTTAATTGTAACATCACTATAAGTATGCTTGGCAGCGAATTTCCAGTCATAACCCTGCCAGTTCAACGTTGTTTCTTCCAAAGTTGTGCTTGGCATGGTTGCTGTTTTCACAAGATAGATGGCATCGTTTTCATTTATTTCTTGAGTTATTCCACCAGGCCAGTTTGGTCTGTAGTAAAATAATGACAGTTTCGCGCCATCACCAAACTTCGACTTGAATCCTTCTATTGTAAATAACTGTGCTTCTGGCATTTTATATTTCTCTCCTTATTTTTATCCGGTTGGTGTTACTGCTGCTACCAATTCAGTAAATGATGCTCCAGTTTTTGTAGCAATCATATTTAGTACTATAAATTCTGCAGCTCTTGTTGGTTTGACATAAATGTCACACCACAATTCGTTTCTATCAATCCTTTCCGGTGTGTTATTTCTACTATCACAGACTATCATGTAGTCAAATATTCCTCTTCTAGCCTGTATGTCTCTGAGAAATGGGTCAATCATGTTTATGATATTCAAACGGGTCAAAGTATCGTTTGGTTCAAATAAGAAGTACTTCAATGCTGTTGATATTGCTTTTTCCATCACTATGAACAGCCTTCTAACATTAACTCTGTTGAATGCTGAGTTCTTATCCAACATATCTTTTTGACCCCATACAACTTTACCCTGTCCAGAAAAGGATACGATTGGGTTTAATCCATTTTTATATAGGATATCTCTTTCGCCTTGAACCGGGTTCCATGCTAGCTTTCTGACATTTTGAATTATCGCTCTATTCAAACCAGCCGGTGCAAACCATGGGTCGCTTACATCATCTGTATTGGCATAGATGCCAGCTACGTGTCCTGAAGCAGGCACCCAACGATATACTGCATTCCATTTATCATATACTTCTAACCAGTTTGCATATATTGCAGCATAGCTTGTGTTTTCATTTAGATTATATGTGCTGTGTAAACCAAGTCTAAAATCTCTACAATCGGTTGCTTCGTTTCCTTTGTTGTTGAGTACTAATGAAACCGGTACATCAAGTACTGCTATTGAATCTTTTCTTGACTCACAAATGCTTATCAGTGATTGTTGTACTGTTGTTGATTTAGCAGCATCAATAAATAAGTTAACATCAATTACTTCTGGGTCTTGGTATAATTCATATGCTTCAATTATGTCTGCATCTGTTACTGTATCACCTTGGTTTCTTACTCCACCACCAAGATTTGTATAATCGGCTGAGAAAAATGATGCCATGCTTATATTTAAAAATGATGAACTCACCGCCATTCTTATGTACGATGAAGTATCATTTAAATAAATCGGTGCATGAATGTTTGTTCCTGTATCATCAATTTCTCTTGGGTCGGTTGATACCAACCAACTTTCAACTACCGAGTAAGGAATAGTACTTTTATTTAAATCTTCTTGCTCTGCTGACCTTATAATAACTAAGAATTGCTTATCATTATCAAAAGATTTATCAATATCAGCAATATCATCATATAGAGTAGTTGATATTCCAATTGTTGCTGCTGCCGTTCCTCTTCTTACTGCGTTATAGGTATTCCTACCAACGTAGGCTACCTGAATATAACTTCCCCAAN